ACGCCTTATGAACCTTGATTATGAAAATATCATTCTGATTTCCCATGAGGACACCAGCAAGGATATTACCAAAAAGGGCGGCGATAAGATCACAGCCATTAAGCCGAATTTGCAGGATAAGGTTGCAAACAAGGTTGCCGGCATGGTGGATGTGGTTGCCCGTATCGTGGCAGATGGTGACACCCGCACATTTTCCTTCAAGTCGAATGAAGTTATTTTCGGCGGCGGGCGGCTTAGAGTTACCGCAAAGGATATTCCCCTTGATGTGAACGCCTTGTTTGCGGTTTACGATGAAGCCAATAAAAACGCTGCTTCCGGGGTTGTTCCCGCATCTGAAACTACAAGTAGAGCCGCAAGACGGAAAAAGGCAGAGGAAGCCCCCGCAGCAAGCGCAGATAAGCCGCAGGACAGCCCCAAAGAGGAACAGAAAGCAAATGATACTCCTGAACAGGAAACGCCTGTAAATGAGCCGCAGGAAAGCGCAGACGATAAGCCGCCGTTTGATGAAGCTGGAACATGGACACCGGGCGGCGGTGAAGTGGATGATTCCGATCCGCTCAAAGGAAATATGAATCCCCCGGAAGCACCTGAAACCCCGGCACAGGAAGAAAAGCCCCGCCGTAAGCGTAAGGCAAGAGATTAAAGAAAGGTAGGTACTTAGTATGAATATGTTTGGTTTACCCGATGAAGTAATGGATGCGATTGTGAAAAGTGCAAT